TTAACGAACTATTGTAACAGGAGACAAAACACCATTTTTATAGGTAAATTGGTGCATCGTTAAAATATTAGGATATAAAACCTCCCTCTGTGTATGTCTTGTATTACCGTTATCCAAATTAGTAGATACTTCTCCGATATTTGATAATAATTTCAGCTTATCAAAATCTTCGGTTATCTTGATTTCCTCAATAGGATAATTACTACATTTTACAGTTACTTTATTATATCCCGGTAAAATATCTAAAAAGTGTTCCGATCCCGCAAAACCAATATCAGAAACATTCAATGCAATAGGTGTAGTTTTAGAATATGTATTCAGATTGCAATCATATTTATAATAAACACTTTTATGATCTATGTCAATGAAATACAGTTCACCTCTCCAATCGACGCAAGTCCAATTTAGGAACTTACAAACTTCTTCTAATATTTCTTTTAGAGTCATAGCCTTGTTATCCTCGTCGAAGAAGTTTTGTTCACTTATCGTCATTTCTTCAAATACGTTTAGATCGTTATTATAATCATGTTCGTTTTTAGCATACACATGAGGAATAAATATAGACGAATAATACCCGCGAGACTGCTCAATGAACATTCTAAACAGTTCCCAAAAACTAATAAAAGTTCGTTGTTCAGCGTTCTTTTGTTTGTAGTTAACATATTCGAGAGTGCTCATAGCGGAGCTACATTCTATTTCAAGCTCGAATTTTGTAGATGTGTAATCCTGCGTGTATAACTCTGGATTTATAAAGCCCGTCCAAATAACATCGTTACCTCGCTTACATAATACTTTGTATTGTTGATATCCAGTCGAATACAAATTTTGCAAATAGTCACCTCCAACAATACGGATTGAAGCAGAAGAAAAGCGAGTTGGCGTATATAAAAAATCCTCATCCTCGATTGTCACGGAAAAAGGAGAATTACCACTGCCAACCAATTCAGTACTTTTTCCTTCATAATTCTCTTTTTGTATCTCAATCAAATAAGATACTTCCTTTCTGGATTTGAAAGGAAGCGTATAGATAGTTCCGTAATTTACCATAGTTTTTTACCTGTTTTCTTTATGTGGTTGTGTAATGCTAAAAATATGCGATCCCCTCTTATTTCGACATCACTGTACAAGCGAACGCCTTGATTTTCTATTGATGGTGCGATCTTTTGTGATAAGGAACCGTATAAACCGCTATTAAGCATTTGAAATAAATTACTTTGTTGTGATCCGTTTAGAACCATCTCACCCGAATTGAGTAAAGCCGGAACTTTATCACCCGTAAACGATGTGCCCGGAACGATACCACCCGTTGCAAATTTGGGAAGGTTGGCGAAGATACCCGTAACTGTTCCTACAACTGTGGCTATTGCGGCAAGATTGGCGGGGAAAGGTAACGACATGGCACTAGCCACGCCGTTAGCGGTTGCAAGCCCTTGCAGTTGCACAATCATTTGAGCGATAGAACCGATAGAATTTAAAGCAAATGCCATACCGTCGTTATTAAACTGTGCAGCCATTTGTCCCATAGTACCAAAGGCATTTCCGATATATCCTAATGACTCTGCATATTGCTCGTTTAGTTTTACATCTTTTTTCTTAATGGGAGACTCGAATTTAGGTAACTTAAAGTTTTTTTCTCCCTTCCCATGTGTCGGAACCTTATCGTAAATCGGTGCAATAGGTACGGATAAAGCATCGTCTTTCATCTCGCCGTGAGCGATTTTAAACGTTTCTTGCTCTACAACAAACTTTAAATTTATCCTCTTTGATTCGAGCTCATTTATTGTTGCTTGAATGGCAGAACGTGCATGCATGTCGGTTTCAGCAATAAGTTTTTTATTTTGCTCTGCGATTTGCGTGTCATACCAAGCGATAGAGCCCTCTTTCGATTCTTCCTTTGGCGTTTTCCCGCCTATTCCTGACTGTGAAGCACGGTTCGCCGCTTTCGTCATACTAGATAAATTCCGTCCCGCCGCCTCTGCCGCCGTTGCAACGTTTATTAAATTCTGCAACCATTCATCACTCTTCTTTACTAAAATTGCGTTATATTGTATTGCATCCTGATACTTCGCTAACATCGGGCTTATTGCCTTACTCAATGCATTTGTATCTGTTGTTGTAACCGTGTGCACATTCATTCCAGAACCCACCGTTTCGTAAGTTGTAAATTTGGCTTTCAAACGATCGTATTCATCTACGAAGTCTTTATACTGTTTCGCTAATTGTGCCTTTTGTTCATCGCCTACCGAAGATACATCTAATCTCAACACTTTATCTATATCTATTGCCGAAACATCTACGCCATCAAGTCCTATTGCCGCCTTTACCATTGCTTGTAATGCGTTTTGACTTCTTTGTTTATATTGTCTTACGATCTCCTCTTGGTCTTTCAGCGTCTTGTCTAATAGCTCCCTAGCTGCTTTCTTTTGCTCTTCCGTTGAATCCTTATCTTTTAAAATAGTTATTTGTTCTTGTATGGTTGCTTGATTCTTTGCATCAAAATAAGAGAATGACATTTTTGTATTTCCTAATTGATCCATCGCGTTGTATGCTTCGCGTGCTAGACGTATCGTTTCGGTTAACCCGTTCATGAACGGCGTCCAGTCTCCACTACCGATAGAGTAGAAAAATTGGTCTACGCCACCTTTTAAGCCGTCCATAGTACGGGCATATTCATCTCCTAGCGTCTGACTGCTATTCATTACTTTATTGAAACCTTCCGAAGCAGTTACAGCAATACCAAGAACCCCGGCGAACTTCATAACTCCCGATACTGCAACGCCGGACATTTTAGAAATGTCGCTTTGAAACCCGTTTACATTCTTCTTCGACTTATTTAGATTTGCGTCAAAGTCATTCGTTTTAAGCAATAATCTTGTTACTATATCAGACATCTTTATGCGTGTTTAATTGTGATTCTACTTCTTTTGCTTTAGCTCGTAATCGTTGCATCTCTTCGTCCGTTACGCTCGTATCTTTCTTTTCTTCTTCATCCCACGGGAACCGAAGTATATCGGTTTGCTTTAGCGTCTTTGTGCTATTAGATTGCGCTATAATGAAACCTAACAATCTAGTTTGTTCCCACGCTTCCCGATTGCGTCGATTCAATCCGTCTATAAACGATTCAACCTCGATAAAGTCCATTTTATCGAGGAAGTAATCGGGAGCGATCCCGCCCTCACCGACAACGCGCGAATAAAGTTCGCGTATACTTACGGCTTTCGTTTCCGCGTCGTCACCTTCTTTTTTTTTACGTCATTTCCTGCCGATTGCGAACGTAGTTTGATTTCATCCAAAATAAACTCTTTGAATTGTTCGAATAGCGTCAAGTCATTTTCGCATAATTCGATAAATTCCTCAAATTCCATTTTGAACAATTCCTGATTAGAGGCAAGCAGAAACGAATAAAACAAAAGAAACTCGTCTAACATCTTTCCAAACTGGAACGGATAGCCGGATATAGTTTCGAATACAAAGAACGCACGGAGCGTATATTTCAAAGAAAAATCTTTTCCATTAAGTGATATTGTTTTCATTGAATAAGTCGTTTAGAGGGCGGCAAAACACCGCCCGTAAGTTATTTACTAGCTGCTTCCTTTGCAAGCGATCCGGTTCCTTCAAAACTGATTGATAGTGTTGCTTTGTCTCCATCCGGCGCATTTGCTTCTAGCGAAGTGATAACCGCACTACCTGTATATGCACCTTCCGCTAGTGTCCATCCGGCGACGGGCATTTCGTTTACGCCAGGATTGCCAACAACGCCAAATTTCAGAACAACAGGTTTATGCGCCAAGAACAAAGCGAATAGTTTATCGTAGCTATTCGCATCTGCATCCGCGCTAAATACGTTTTCACTGGAAGCGTTCCAAGAAAGTTTTTTAATGTCCTTTTCCGTCCAGATACCCGAATCTTTACTTTGTGTGTCGATTGTTTCAGCCGAAAGCCCCAATTTGCAAGATGTGGCAAGTGCGATGGCTTTACCATCGATGAATAACATTAGGTCTTTTCCTAACACTGATTTTGCTTTACTCATAATTTTATCGTGTTTTAGTTATTATTCTGTTTTAAATGAGAATACGAGGCTTTGAATAAAAGTATCTTCTATAAAATCCTCATTCGCACTAATTAGTTTAGCGTCTATTACATTGAAGTTGTCATATTGCCCGCGCTTGTTTTCGAGCGCCTTACGCACTTCTTCGGCAATAGTGACAGAATTCAAGTAGTTATCACTAGCTACGGCAACCTCAACCGAAACGGTATCGCCCGTACCGTATCTATCTTTTGTATATTCAGGAACCAAAGAATTACGCCTGTAAATTACGAACGGAAAAGATATTTCCGTTTTGGTTGAGATAGCATATATCTTATCAGAAATCAACTTCGCCAACTCCGTAGAGTCGCTTAACTTCTTATATACGTGTGCGCCTATTGATAAACTCATTTCTTTTTATTCGCTATTTTCGTTATTGAATCAATAATATTTTTCTCTAGTGAGTTTTCCGCTTCTTTCTGCTTCGATTTGACCGCATTAGAAAAGAAGCGAGAAGCCTTTATACTACCTCTGTTTGCAGGTTTATGGGTAGCGCTTTTTTCGTATGCTGTTCGTTCTATTGTTCCAGATTCAAAAAAAGGAAGCATAAAAGCGCGTGATCCCTTTTTGCGTTTATCAATCAGGCTAACCCGTGCACCGGAAGCATTACGATAGACCGCTATTTTTATTTCATTCTTTAGCGGTTTGAAAGACACGCCATTCTTAGTACTCCCAAATTCAGCGCCATTAACAGCATAGACTAAATTTTCCTGCGCCTGTTTACGAATGATAAGAATCGACTTTCTAAGAGCGGAGGAAATTGCCTTCTTTGCTTCTTTATCGTTCAACCGTTTAAGTAGTTCGTTTACTCGCGTTGCATCCACTTCGACGCGATACAAGTTGCGCCCGGTGTAATTGTCGTTACTCATTGATTACCTCCGCTTCTATAACCGTTGCTTGTTGCTTCCGGTCGTGGTTAATAGATAGAATCTTGTATTTCTGCCCGTCGTACTCGATTCGCATTTTAGCGTTAATCTCTTTGCAGATGCGAATCATTATTGTATTAACGGTCGTATTGTATATCTCGCCGTTCGCTTCTTTGCGTGCGCCAGACTTAAAGCGAATGTATGCGCGTTTATCGAATACTTTCACCCAACTTTCAGACGTGCCGCCCAGACTATCGCGCTTTGACTCGCTACGGTAAAAAGCGATCATTTCGTTTAATAATCCTGCTTGCATTACGTATATCGTTTTAAAGGTTGCAGTAATAGTTCTATGTGCCCCGGAATAACTTGCGGAGTGGCAAATGTTACCGATTCACGGTTTGCGTAGTAATTCGCTATAAGGATGCGGATCGCGTGCCAGATACGCCGATCTATTTTTGCGTCCTTAACGTAGGTATCTAGCGGATTATTTAGATACGATTCGATAAGAAGTTGAACGGGTTCGATAAGCCCAGTTATATACGCGTCGTCCGTGTCGAAGTCAACGTTTAAATGCTGTTTGAGTTCTTCGAGTGTTACGTATTGTGCCATATTGTATAAATTAGAAAGGGCTAGAGCCGAAGCCCCAGCCCTTTAGTGAATGATAGGTTATAGGATTAAGCAGAAGCCTTCTTCTTTGCGATGGCAAAGGCTTCCGGGCGAGCTACAACAATATCATAATCAGTATTCAATACAAAGTTTACGACATTACTTTTCGCTCCGGTGTACGGGTCTATAACTAAATCCATATCGCCGAACTGACCGATAGCAGCGTTGGAGAATACACCGAATCCGATAGAATCGGCGTCCATGTAGTTAGTAACAAGAACCGGATAACCGTTCACCATACCATTTTGGCAGATCATTTCAGCAGCTCCCGCCGCTTTGGGAGTGGATTTCAAAGCACCATACACCTTTGGAGTGCAAACATAGGCAGCTGTACCGTCGGTTACATCTACGCCCGCATCCATTACGGTAGATTCAAGCGAAACAATATCCGCAAATGTCAACGCGTTTGTATATTCAACATCTGGTTTTGTCTTTACAAACACCCCGTTGCTTGCGCCAGACAATGCAGTTCCCGAAAACATCCATTTATTCAAAGTGCGAGCGACACCAAGCGAAATTTGCTTCAAAACAACGTCCTGCAAAGAGTAGTTCGTTTGGTTGATCGCACGCTTAGACACCGGGATAGAAATAGATACACGTTTGGGTGAAGCCTTGATTTTGTCGATATTCAATTCGGTATCGGTAACCGCAACGTTTTCACCCTGAATTGTTGCTTCAACAGCCGCCAATGTTGGGAAAACAAGGTCACCTACAAGCCCGCTTTGCATCTTGATACCTAGTTTATCAATAATCAAGCCTTTCTCTAACGGTTCAATGATTTCACCGATTGTAACAGGAACCATGCTAGCCGCATCGGTTGTATCTGTAACAGTCACCGCACGTTCTACAACTTTAATACCGCCTTCCGATACTACTCCGTTGTATTCTTCCAAAGAACGATGATTAACGACGTCAAAAACAGCCTGTGAAAACAACACGCGACGGTCTGACACCAGTCCCGCGTTAATATCTTCAAGCGCACGGCGTTCGACTTTCATTTCCAAAAGTTCTTTCTTTGTTTTTAACTGCTCGAACTGCTCTTTCTCGCTTGCGTCGAGTGCTCTTTTTTCCGCTTCTGCTTTATCCAACATAGCGCGCATCTGCTCTTTGTATTGAGCAATAGTTTCAAATTCTTTTCTCATGTTTTAAATTGATTTGCGTAAATTATTAATTTCATTTAGATAGTCTTTATTCTCGCCGGACAACTCCGCTATCGTATCATCCATACTCCGCACCGTTACGTCTGTGCCATAAAAAGCAGGATCAACAACGGGAGATATATCGGAAATCCGATCAATCATGTGTACAGTACGAAGCAACAACCCGTCTTTCATTGAATAGGAAACTTTTGTTTTATCCTTTTCATTTAAAGCATACGCAAAAGACGAACCGAAAATATCACCGCGTTTAATCATTTCTACGGCGAAATCTCCATCGGGAGTATTAGGAGCCTCAAACCTGTATTTTAGTCCGTAGTCGTCAAGTTCAAGCGACAAAGTTCCCGCACCACGATTAGAACGAGCTAACAATCTCTGTTTATTATGATCTAACAGAGCTTTAACATCACAACTACGCAATAACTCTTCCGTTATAGCTCCCTTTTCGATCACCTCAATAAAAGCGCGTTGTTTTTCCCTGTCGTACAATACACGGCTTTCTTGTCCGAATACAACCGCATAACCTTCGATTATTCTTCCATCTCTAACTTTAGGAGCACCTAGCTCTGTATAACTTCGTATTTCCATATTTTGCAAATATCATTCTACTATATGTTTGTTTCTTCGTTTTTGGGTAGCTCTACTTTTTGACTAGCCGCCTCGATTGGTTGAACGTTGCAGGAGATAAACACTTTGTCGCCTCCTTCAACGGGCGGTTTTCCTAAAGCCCTACGAGTATCATTCGGGGAATGAGCTCCCATTTCTTCCAAAGCTTTATAATAGCTCGCTTGTGTCGTTAAATCGGTTTGATATAAGCATGACAAATCAAATGAAATACTATATAAGTGAGCGACTGAATTAGGAATCAGCTTGTAATTAAATTCAGCCTCGATTTGTTTCAATATTGGTTGCAGTGTATCAGTTAAAAAAGAAACATTGCTCATTTCAGAAGCTTTGTAATTAGTAGATTGTCCGGCAAATACTTTATCCGGGTGAACTCCGTAAAATCTACATATATCAAGAATACTGAATTTCTTTGTTTCCAATAACTGCGCATCAACCGGATTTATAGAAAGTTGATGAAATCCAACATCGCCGGGAACTGAAATAATGTCTCTTCCTGTGTTTAGTTGTTCCTCTATACGATCCCCAACCGTAGAAAGTTGAATATCCGTCATACCTGCACTGGGCAACCCTTTATTTATCTCTTTTGCACCGGAAACAAGCCCCTTTATTTTACTTCCATTCTGAAAGGTTCGTAAATTCTGATTATCTGCACTAGCAGCTATGGAAAAGATACGACTAGCGTACATTATTGTACTTACTCCTGTATATCCCCCGTCCAAACTATTATTTTTAAGATGGATTATTTCGTAGGATTCAAAACGCCCATATATCCGATTATATGGATCAGAAATAATATAAACATCATTCAATTTGTCATAGGTTACTGTATTATTTGCGCATAATACAAGCTCGCTGACACTACCGAACTTCCGACGGATAACGATGTAGGCGTTTCCTTGATTTACGATTTGAACAACCATATTCCTAACCATTTCAAAACTATTCATTCGTCGGTTAGGCATACGGGTTAATATTGTATATAAATCGTTTTCCTCGTCTGGTGAGAAATATCCATCTTTTTTCCGTTTAATTATAAGCGGTAAAGACGCAATAGTCCCCGAAAGAATAGAAGTACATCTATATGCGGCTGAAAGTTTCATTGCTTGATTGCTGTTATGTACATCTATTGGCTGACCGGGCAATGATGGCAATCGGGAGTTTATTGCCGCATCTTTATCCGTTGTGCTCGTCTCTGCATTTAAGGCGCGTTTTTGCGTCTTTGAACGTCCCAATTCAAAATTAAAAGATAGTTTCATATAGCTCCATGTTATTAAATAAGTAGAATGTCATTAGGTTTGTTATAGTCGAATCAATCTTCGCGTTATGCGTTTTTTTGACTGGCTTCTTATTCATGTTCCGATCTTCGTCTAATACCGCATTACTAAAACAGTACGGCGTAATCGGATTAGGGCTAAAGGTGAGCTTACTCCGATACAAAGCAAGTTCAAAAGATTCAATAGGGCTTGTAAACGTTCCGTATGTCTGTTTAACAGGCTTAATATATTCACTCGCACCGCCTACGGAATAAGTAAGAAGATTTACAAATTCAGCCGATTTATAAGGATCATAGCCAACTCCCATAATTTGTAGATACTTTGCACGTGCAAGTATATCGTTTACTATTTGCTGATAGTCGATAATATCACCGTCACACAGAATTAAATATCCCGCTTTCGCCCAACCTTCGTAAAGTTCCCGATTCGGATGATCTTTCAAAGCTCCTTCCGGAAAATAGTAATCCGTATGTGAATGAAAAGAACCGCTTTCTTTCGAATAGATATTATAAGTAACCGTAGAAAAGTCGTCGCGAACGGATAAATCGACCGCCGCCATTGTTAACGGATAAGTACCTATATTCTCTATTTTAATATCCTTAAACCGTTCCTCGATCTGCTTTGCTTCAATCCATTTTGTTGTCGAATCAACCGCAAACACATTAAGTAACTTTGTCCGAAACTCTAGCGCGTCCGGTGCGCTATATAAAGCCTTCTGGTATGCATCGATATAGAAATCTTCATAAACAGTTATACCCATATGTGGTTGCACTTTACGCCACGTTGCCGGATCGCCTTCCTCATCGTCTACGTCCGGCTCAAAGATGTGCGCAAATATGGAATCATTTTCAATCTCACCTCGTAGGATCGATTTATACATTTTGAGCATTTCGACGAATGGAGCCGTCTCTTTATCGGATGCGGTCGTAATTACTACGGTTAAAGGGTTGAGCCGTGCGCCCATTGAGGACGTTAAAACGTTCTTCAATGCAGCGCTATCGGCTTGTGAATACTCGTCTACTATTACCATGCTTGCGTTAAGTCCGTCTAATTTATCCGGATTAGAGGCAAGGCAACGGGCAAAAGAGGTTTTTCCCTTTATGCGGTTATATATGATTTCTCGATTAATTTTGAAGTGTCTAAACTTCGGATCGAGAGACTTTAAAATATTACGTATTTCATCAAAACAAACTTTCGCCTGATTATATGAGTTTGCAGCAACGTATGTTTGTGCGTTCGCATCACCGAACAACAAATCGTTAATCGAAAGACTCGCTACACTTGTTGTCTTACTGAATTTACGTGGAACGAATAGAAGAGCTTCACGAATCAAACGTTTGTTTGTTCCAGGCTTGTAAAACGCGAGAATGTTAGAGAACTGAAACACCTGTATCGGAGTCAGCTTATATCTAGTCTTTCCCTTTGTGCCGGAAAATTTCAAACGCTCGTAGAACGTGACGAACTTCTTTACTTCCTTGATCCGAAATTCGTATTTATCGAGGAAAACAAAGAAGCGGCGAACGGCTAGCAACTCGTAAAGGTTGTGTGCGTCCGGATTGTTAATACAACCTTTGATATACACATTTAGTCTTTCGTCTGCCCTATCTAGCTTATACGAATCAACGTCGATGTTATGCAAGTCGGAGATAACCAACTGCTTTAATGCTATCAGTTTATCTCTAGTCTCCTTCTCCATCGCGGTCTATTTTGTTTACTTCGTTAATCAAGTCGTTTACTTCGTCGTCGTCAGATGCAGAAAGCGTTTGAAAGGTCAAGCCAAGTTCGCGTAATTGTTTGCGTGTTGCTTCGAGCGCATCGAATAAAACTTTGAAAGCAGGATGTGCCGTAAGTTTATCATTATTTTCGCGGGACACTTCTTTCACGTATGACTTCATACGCTTCTTTGAAATATCGTTTAGTGCAATTTGAAACGCCATATATGAACCTGCGCAAAGAGTTATACAGAGGTCTAAATCTTCCGTATATGTTCCCTGCGACTCCATCGCGGCGCGAATCTTTTCTTTTATATCGTCCAAATCACACATTTATAGGCTTTTTGCATATAGGAAAAGATCGCAAGTATTTGGTAGCTCGGAAGATGCGCGCAAAAAGTTTACCCCCAACGCGCACCCCCCTCGTTTCAAAAATTACTCGCGCGTGTAAATATGAGGTGAGGTGGGTTTAGTGTATCGCGTTAAGAAATAAAAAACCGCCCCCTCTTAACGAGGTGAAGCGGTCTAAAATAAAATCTAAGATAGTTGTCAATTACTATTTCTTGCATTAGCCATTTCTTGTCGTATTTTTCTCATTAAATTATCATATTCAGTATTTGTAATTCCGAATTTATTCTTCAATGAAAACATGTTTCTTCTCACTTTTGACAATTTAAGCAAATAATCATCATCACCTATAAGTTGGACTTCATGTTCAAATTGAGCAGCTGTAAACATTTCGTCCAACTCATGCACCTCTTTATTAAATAACATTAATAAATTATCACAATCGAAATTACTATTCTTTTCTTTAGTAAACAGTATATCCACTTTACTACTTAGGTCAGAAATCTGCGACAAAATTAGATTAGCCTTCATTGTAGCACTATCTCCTTTCACAATAGGAATAGATGCCGCAGAGTTTAAAGCCAAAAGTTTAACTATAGAGTTTACATTCCCGACTTCATCTTTAGAAGAGAAAGTATCCTTCAAAGCAGTAGTAATCTTCCGTTGTGCCTCTATGACATCTCTATAACCCATTTCTCGAGAATACTCAATATACCTTAATGGATTGATGTCAAAAATTTTAGGTGTTCCTTTTTCTTGAATAAGAACTACTGGCATATCAAAAGCCTGTCTAATCCCTAATTCAAATAAGACATTCGGATTTCTTGAACTTAAATCACAAATTGCAATAGGAGTTTCCAAAAGCTTATTCAAAATATCTAGTTGTATTAAGTTTGTTTTAGCAACTTCGTCACCTCGTATCGGATTAAATTCAGCTTGGAAAACTGCAGGTTTTATAATATCTTCATAAACTTTTGTAAAATGCCCAGAATTATAACCGTCACAATCACCAATAGGCATTATCACAAAACAATCTTTCTTATCTTCATTCATAGCTGTTAAATTTAAAAATCGTACAAATATAAGAAAAGATTCTCATAACTTGTATCCGTTATCTATGAGAATTTTTAACAAAAATATAAAATAATCTATTTCAAAAACTTCTCAACAAACCGTTCCGTCGCCCTCCGATTATTCGCCTGTATCACCTCTTTCGAATGACTGAAAGCGCGTCGATGTGCATCAGAGTGGCACGAATGGCAGAGGCTTTGCAGATTGTTATAATCAAACATTAGTTGTCTCATTCCGAGTTCATGCGGCACGGACTCAACCGGGACAGTGTGATGTACTTCCGTTGCAAGTGTACTGCGATTGTTCGCTTCGCACACTTCACAAACCGGATTGCTTTGTAGCTTCTTAGCTCGAAGTAACTTCCATTTGTTGGAGTTAATCATCTTAATGTAATGCGGGTTTCTACTCATTGTTCGTCATAATTAAAAAGAATCTTATCACATTGATAACAATCGTGCAACTCCTTTCGTGTCGCCTCGATGTCGTCCGTTTCTATCTCAACTAAATGCGTCTCGGACACATCGCCCGATTTGCATTGAATACGCCTGATTATATACATAACGTTTCGATCCGGTCTAATCCGTTAATAAGTAATCTAATCCGTGCACAATTCCCGTCGCATCGGGTCGATTGTGTTTCCTGTTTATGTATCCGGCTTGCACAGCCTTTGCAGTTCTTAGACGGACACATTTGTTTATACACTTCGATAGCTTGCCGCCTCGTTTCGTCTCTCTGTATCCGAGCCGCTTCGATAGCGACTTTTCGAATTAAGCCACGCGAGCGGATGCGCTCGTTTGTGGCTTGTTCGATGTACTGTTTTACTTTACTCATTTTACCGTGTTATTTTTAGGTTTGTAATTCCATCCGTTTAACTCGTAGACTTTCCGTTTCGCCTCTTCCTGCGTTGCCGCATCATCTACCTTTGTATCTCCGTCTGGATCGCGACGATAGATATTAAAGTGACGAAAACGAGGGGAATAATAATACTTTGATTGATTTTGTGTTTGGCTCATTTCTTTTTGTGTTATGATTATTTCCTTTTATTCATTTTCTTCCGCTTCCGGTCTTTTTTGATTTGATTCGCAGTACGTCCACCTTTCGAAGAGGAATTTTTCCAAGAAGGTGGGACGGTTTTCCAAGGAGTAGACTTTTCTTCATCTACCATTTTCAGTTCCCTATAGGGAATATCATAAGGTCTGTTTTCGTATCTATATGTATTCATATCTTTCTTGGATTTGATAAAAGGGCACGCCTCCGAAAAGAAGTATAAATTGTCACATTTAAAACTTTACCGTCAAAAATGGAGAACGTACCCAGATTATTATTAATTTTGTTATGTCACATTTAAAACTTATATTTATGAAAAAATTTATTCAACTATCATTTCGTGAGAAGTCTTTCAAAAAATACCTTATTGATATAAATAAGATCGACTATGTTATAGAAGATGAAAATTCTAATATTGGTTCTTTTGTCTATTTAGAAGGTCTAGAAAAGCCATTTCATGTATTAGAATCCGTTCGTTCTATAAATGATTTGATTTCGGAGAATTCCCAAGAACAAAGTTTGCCAATTCATTTGCAACACTCAATATTTCGCAAAAAGTAGGAGACAGATTTAGTTCTCTCTCTTTAATTATTATTGCTTGCTCCCACGCCCATTTTCGGACGCTGGTCTCAAATTCTTTTGTTTTTACTTTCGTGTTCATAGCCTTCCTTTCTATCTTGTTTTACGCTAATTGATTACACAAACATTCTAGGCTGCATCCGCGACAAAATGATTTTATTCGCATCTGCATAGAACTTCTTCTTTATCTCAAATCCGTATGCTTTTCGCCCGCATTGAGCGGCTGCAAGTAATGTTGTCCCACTTCCGGCGCATGGGTCTATTACAACATCACCCGCATCGGTGAAAAGTTCGATCAACCGCTCAAGCAACGGAACTGATTTTTGTGTCGGATGAATCCGCGGTGTATCTGTGTCTCTAGGATAATCGAAACAATTAAATACCATCCGACCGCCATTATTGAACTTTGGCAGTTTGTCCCGATACAAGAGTACACCATATTCACAATTACCAACGACCTTCATATTAGCCTTTAAAACTTGTGCCGAAAAGTTCTTTTTAAATACCAGATTGATATAATTGTTCAGCCCGTATTCCTTCGCTTTCTGTATAAGTTCGAATTGTTGCTGAAATTCACAAAAGACAATCATACAGGGGGATTTTCCTTTTTCTTTTGGCTCTTTAACGAGCATCTTGCTACAAAAGTGAAGAAATTCAGTAATTCGAAAATCTTTATCGGTATCGAAAAACTCTTTTCCGGCTAATTCGCTTTCTCCATTAGAATTGTCTCCGTCGATATACCAAGATGGATTAGAACCGTATGCGTTCTTCCCGATGTTGTAGGGAATATCCGCAATGATTAGTTGCGCTTTCGGAATACCGTATGTTTTATAGTTCTGGAAATGGTCGTTAAATAGTTCTACGTCTTTCATCGAAACAACAATATTAATCGTTAATAATCTCGTCCTCATTCTCTACTACTTCGCTTTTTACAGGTTTCTTCACCGGAACGCGAATCGCCTTTTCCGTGAACTTACTCGATAGATACCTATTCGCCTGCTCCCAATCCGCAAAGTGTAAATTCGGATCAGTATAGAGCGAGATAATCGTAGAGTTTAATTTATCGAGTGCTCCGAAAGCGCTTGAATTTATCGTGCCGTCTAAGGGTGAAAACTTGGTAACTAAACCGTTGTAATTCTCTGATACAAATCGGTCTATATACTTCCGATTCCGTTCATTTGCCGCGACGGGGTCTGCCGATATGTCGTGCAAATAATTTGTGTTTGATAGCTTTTTAACCATATTAAAATCCTTCTAATCGTTTTTGTCCGTTCATTTCGTCTACCTTGTGTTGTGGTAGTTTTCGTTTTGGTTTTACATACTCGAAATGTCGTTCCGCCTGTGATAGATCGTAGAACATTTCTTTGATTTCGTCCGGTAGTACTTCTTCATCATCATCGCCGGGCATCGGATCGGCAACCCGGAGAAAGCAGCCTAAAATGTACTGCATAATCTCGTATGTGCTTTTGAAATGATAGTCAGCGCGAATCTTATCGAGCCTTTGCCATTGTTCCAGATCGACGCGAACCGGAATCTTTTTAAAATACACAAGTTTCTTTTTTCTGCTTCGCATGGTTTCGTTGTATTAATTATCTTCTACTAGCTCCGTTCAAGTCCAAGACGTTAAACATTTCATTTATTCGATCCGCGATATACGCGCCGTAAATACGCTGTATTTCCTTAATCGTTAAGTTCGTTGTAACATGAGTTATTGCCTCATGTCTCAACTCGTACCGACATTGGAAAATATACTGCATCACGTTTAGTTCAGTACCGAAATACTTTGCCGGGATTGGCTCGCGTCCTAGTTCATCAAAACAGATCATTCGCGGCGTACCGTTGTTGTAAGTATACAATTCTAGTGCATCCTTTCCGCGCATCGAAAAGCCGTTTGCAATACAGGAAGCCGAATCAATCCTAAAACCACCGATCGGATAGCCGCCCTTTGCTTTGCCGCGTGTGAAATAGCTATATCGGTTTAGAATCTGCATAATAGTGCTTTTTCCTGTACCGATGTCGCCTCGTAACAATAGCCCTTTATTCGCGTCTAGCTTCCCGGATCGCCCCTCTGTGTATAAAAACAATTGATTCATTAAGTTTTTATTCGAATCGTCAATCTTAAAGCCAGGGCAAACGTATTTGCAACACGCCTTAAACCATTCTGGGCGCTTTTCTACTTCTATCGGCTCGTCATAGTACGGTAGTCCGTATGATAGAATCGCCGCTATCGGTAGAGTCTGTTTGCTTCTTGTTTCCATATTCGTTTTTATTGTTCTTTAGTTCAAAAAATCCCGCCCAATTATTCGCAATCGATTCATCTACGATTTGAGATGCGACCGCCGGATTACCTTTGCTCAATTTCACTAATTTGTTGTAACACGCTTTGAGTGACTTTTCCGATTTGTAATTTTCCCGCCTGTCTTTCTTGTATTCAAGCCAGAGCGAAAACGCTTCTAAAAACTCGTCAGATATAAAATCAAAATCTCCATGAGAGACTTTAGAGAGTATATTTCTGTTTGGTTTCTGTTTTAGTTTATTATAGTCTGTACTATCCCCTGTATCATTGACTCCCTTATCTACTGTATCATTGGCTGTCTGATTGGCTCCCTTATTGGCTGTTTGATTGGCTGTAAAATTTACAGTAGTAGTTACAGTGGTTTTAAATTCCTTCACGAAAGAATAAGAGCTTATAATACGTTTGTTCTTACCAGATTTATAATAAATCAATCCTGCATTTATTAAAGACTCACGGGCTTTTATTAGTGTTTTCTCATTCACGTTAAGCGCAAAACAAAGTTCAATGTTCGAGCAATCGAAAACGTCCCTCCAATCTTCGCCGTTACAAATAGCCACTAATTCGTAAAAAAGGGCTTGCTCGGTGGCGGTAAATCTGAAACGTCGTCGCGCTTTTCGCATCTTTTCAGTTAGCGTATATCCGTCTATATTCATCACACTTATAAAGTCTATCGAGCAACATAATAACTACAAATCCTTATCCCGATCGCCCGCCCCACTTTCAGGACGGAACAATAGCAAATAAAATTATTCTCTCTTCCTCCGTTGCGACACGTTCGGCAATCGTGTTTTACTGGTTTCTGTACTGTTTTCTTCACCATTCTTATACCTCCTTTATTTTAATTCCATGAACGTAAAGCATGAGCTTACGTTTGATTATATACTCCTTTGTCCGAACACCTTTAGTATCTTCGACGATATACTCACCATCCCGATAATAAACGAAATCCGCGATGTAGTAAACTCCTCGTTCGATCAGCTTCTTTTTACGTAGCATCTTCCGCACTCCCTGTACTTCATAGAAACGATATTGAGGCGAAATAAGCTCGTATTTTACTTGCTCTTGTAATCCGGTTATAATCCCCTTCTTTTCGAGTAGTTTCAACTCCTTAGCGCGTCGATATTCCTTTTTAGAGTCGTATCCGTCTATTTTTACATTGTTATACTTTGCCATATATTTAAAATTATTTGTCGTCTAACCAGATATTCACTACGCTGATTAGACGTAGAACATTAAACTTAAATACGAGGGCTTTCACCTCACACCGTCCTTTTCGGCGGCATTATTGGTTAGTAATATTATTTGGTAAAGTATTTATTTTTTAGCTTCATACGGATAAACGTCTACAATCGCCGTTTCTTTGAGAAGAATCGAAGAATAATCCGCCATCGTTCCTTTCATACCTTCGTCGAGTTTCTTCATTGCGTCGTGAATGTCCGCCGCCTGTATGAGTACGTTTGTATAAGTCCGTTTCTCCTTGCTGCTTTTCTCATCAAGCGTAATGAAAGCGAGTCGCCCAGCAAACCATTTATCGGCGGAATCCTCTTCGCTCGTAAATATCTCGCTATAATGTGCGCGGGAAATGTCGGACACTGTGAACTCACCGGAGATAAACGGCGTTACTTCTTCGATTATTCGTGCTTCTGCTTCGGTAAAACTTAGCGCATCGACCAAATACGGTTCGGTTACCTTCTTTTGTATCCCGTTTTCCATTACTTTCTCGTAACGGATTTTACATAAAAACCAAGTGTGCATAATTTTGTGTTTATTAAAGTGTTTATAAAAAATGTGATTAATCGTGTTGTGTTAGTGTTGTGACGGTACTTTCTTCATCAGTTTCTTTAATTCCTTCCGTATCTTATAAATCTGATTTTTAACCGGAACACTGTTTTTCGCTTCCGGCTTTAACGCCTCGATCTGCATCTTTAATTTTAAAACCTCTTTTGCCTTATCGACACAATCAAGCAAGTCCAGACCGGAACGGATAGATTCGTCTATCATCTCGCTAGCCAACCGGATTCGATCATAGAGTTTCTTTATATTCTCCACGTGATCGGCTCGATTCATTTCGAGTATTCGACCGTCGTTTACATAGCCGTCATAAATGACATAATACAACTTGTCTACGTCCGGACGCCCTAGAAAATGTCCGAGGAATTGCCAATAATATTCGTCTTTTTCGTCGATGGTATTTCCGAACTGCAGCGATTCGATCTTTCCTTGCGACATCGGGCACTTGATCTCACCCAGAGCGATAACTTTCCCGTCAAATCCGTACACATAGAAATCCGGTGAATCTCCGAATCCTTCAAACGGTTCATTGAAAACAATGTCCTTAAAATCGGTTGTACACGACTTGATCTCGTTCATTAACTGGCTCCGTACCCATTCGACCGCTAGCGGTTCGTTTTCATGTCCCCAATCAAACGCCTTGTTACTTCCATTTTCTCGCATCGTCCCGGTTCTCCGCTCGTATCGTACTAAATACATCGCGTCTAACGCACCTTTACCAAAGGGACAACTTTTACCCGCTTTCATCAGATCGGGAAGCGTAGAGGCGGTTATTTTGCCCCGTCTCTTTTCCTTCCATTCGATTTCTTTTTGTTCACTTGATTTCATGTGCTACTAATTCTTTGATTTGTTCTTTAGTTAGTTTATATTTCGTCTGTACCTGTGCGACCGTAAAACCACCTGCCAGACCATCGAGGATATTTTTCCAGATTGCCGATCCTGTCTCAACAGTAGGCAATGAGTTTTCTACTTTCGGAAGAAAAGGACGAATACGAAGCGAATCAACCTTTTCGCCGAAAGCGTCAACTAATACCGCTCCGATTTGGATTTGCTTGTTTATCCATGACTCAAAATTCGGATTCTTGAAAATTTTCGTCAATGTTTTGCAGTTCGTCCGGTTGAGGATCATCGGTTTCACATTTTCGAGGAAATAAGCGACGAAACATTCTTCTTTCTTTCCAGACGCGCCGACTACCTGCTCTTTTTTCGTTTCGCGGATAGTGAGGATTATATCTTTCCCATCCGGTAGGCTGTAAGCGCCTAGATAGTCATAATTGAATTGAGTTTTCCAATGTGTCATTATCGTGTTGTTTAAAAGTTATCGTTTCCACTCTGATAAAGCGACTCATAACAGTGAGCGCAAACCGTTATTATCTTTGTGCCATGTCTGCCGCGTTCGTACGTTTCGACCTCTAATTCTATCTCTTCGCCCGGGTCGATCTCTTCGCCGCAATCTTCGCAAACTAGAGTATCAGTAGGACACGCGCCAAGAACCGTACAAATTCGGCAATTACCGATACATTGAGGATTCGCCGCCATGTCGTTTCGTGTTTAGATAGTTACAGACTAGCACATAGATAACCGTGATAAATACGATCAGTAGTGCGATAATTAATTTGCCCGGCTTCGGCTCGCCTTCTGCGAGGCTGCACGCTGAAAGCATTAAGATAATAGCGGCGGGACTTTGTTTTAGTGTTAGCATGATGTTTGTTTTATACTACCTTATTACTTTGTATGAATCTATCTATACTCGATAAATCGTACCAGATCATTTTTCCAAATTGAGAAAAAGAAATGAGAGCTTTTTCCCGTAACGTTCTCAAAAAATCATCCGAGCATCCTATATAGGATTTTGCTTCATCTTTACTAAGCCACTTCTTTACTATTGGCTCAACTTTTCCGGTTACTCTAGTTCGTCCCATTGTCGTACTATTCTTTGCGTTCAACATAAATGTTATCTCCGTCGATCCAAGTTTTAAAAACCTTTCCTTCATCGGTTTTTAAATCGGATGCAGTCGTTCTCACTGATTTTCTGCGGTTGCGGGGGAAGTAGGTTTGTCGCCCTACTTCCATCGCTTGCAGTGTCGGTTTAATTGGTGTTGTGTTCATTGTCGTAATATTTATTTTATTAGCTTTGCATAAAAAAAGAGATGAATAATACAAAGAATCCAAAAGCGATTAACGCCGCTAAAAAGTACATTCAGTCCAAGGAGCAATATTTAAAAACTCGCTCAACGTGGTTTTATAATATATTAATTGCGGGGGCTGGTCTTCTGGGGGCTTTAGTAGCATTATCCAATAATAGCCGCGAATTTTACCCGGTACGCGTCCTTTTTGTTTTGACCGTAATATCGCTAACACTGGGCATTCTAAGCGTAGCAATCGCGCTATACTATGATATTTTCCAGTCAAAACGCCGCCAACTGGAAGATTATAAACGGTTACAAAATATAGTCTCCGGTGCCAATACCGATCCCACTTCTTTAAAAGGCAAGTCAAAAACCTTTTTATTTTTTGACATATTGACATATGTATTCTTCTCATTATCATTCATTTCTTTAATAGTATATGTTATAGCGAAAAATCTCCCAGAGTGGTTTTAATAGCCCCGAAGGGCTACGGATTAATATTAAATCTTTTGATAACCGAATGAGTTCATAAACTTCTCCGCGCCTTTGAACGTTTTGAAAGTCTTGCTACTAGAAAGTGTACACGCTAAGAATCTTTGTCCGGCTGTTGTATTAATCAAGCTAACACAACATACCGTTTCGCTTCCTGCTTTTTTAAATTCTACGTCTCCGATCATTCCTGCTTTCATAATTCTATACTTTTATTTGTTAGTTCTTGATTGATTGATTAACTTTGATGCGACAAAGATAGATATTTATTCGATACAGTATCGAATAAAAGAAGTTTCTGTATTCGATTTTATATCTAATTAACATATAAGCATCATGGGATTACGAGAACGATTATTAGATTATATTGCCTACAAAGGCATAGACAAGGCTACATTAGAGAGGAGAAGTGGATTATCAAATGACGCCGTTAATAAAATGGGGGATAATACAAGAACTAATACACTCGATAAAATATCGAACGTATACCCGGATTTAAATATAGCTTGGCTCAAAACAGGAGTTGGAGAAATGATATTAGGGAACGAAGAAGATAAACGAGTCCCGCATTATGACGGTATAAAGGGTAAAGCCATTCCACATATAGACGTAGTTACCGCCTCTTGTGGTCTACCGAATGGCTTTAACTCTGCAATAACAAAAGGGGATTGCGAACGCTTCATTATCCCCGATATGCCCGGTTGTGATTTTACGATCCGCGCCGGAGGTCGTAGCATGATTAATAGAAACGTTCCAGAACGAAGTATTAACGATCGGGATATTGTCGGTTGTCGAATTGTAACAAGTCGCTCTCATGTGCGTTGGGGTGAAGTATATGCATTGGCAACCTATGATGGAATAATGATAAAAAAAATCGAAGAGTCTGATAAAGAGGGTTATATTAAATGCGTTCCTTTTAATAACGAAGAAGGATTCAAACCGTATGATGTTCCGGTTAATGAAATATATGACTGGGCGTTAGTCGTCGGTGTGGTAAGCGTAAAGGCGTGGATTTAAAATATAAAAATGAAATAATATGAAAAACTAATACTTTTTATTTCTTTTTTATTAGCAGAATGGGGATATAGAAGTATAATTTAATTATAAAACTTATAAATGATATTATGAAAATAAAAGTAATATGTCAGCAATGTTTTCATAAAGGGTATCTATCCGAGAGTAATCTTTTTGAAAAAATTATTTTGCAAGAAAGTACTTTATATCATTTTAGATGCAAACACCAACATGATAATTTAGTTTTGTTGCAAGCATTTAAATTTGAGATACTTTTTGAATCTGGACTATGTGCTATAAATGATAAATATTATTTAGAAGCCGTTCTCTCTTTAACCGCATCTCTTGAGAGATTTTATGAGTTTGCTATAAAAATCTTATCGACAGGTAATGGATTATCTTTTGATGATTTTGAAAAACTATATAAGCAGATATCAAATCAATCAGAAAGGCAATTAGGAGCATTTTTATTTTTATATAGTTATGTGTATAAACAACTTCCAGAACTTTTGGATAATAGATATGTAAAATTTAGAAATCAAGTAGTTCACAAAGGATATCTACCTAGCGAAGAAGAAGTTATAGATTATGCTAAAGAAATATATAAAAACATCAAATATTATTACATACAATTACGTCAAAACTATAAAGGACATATAATGAATCAATTAGAAAGAGAAATGAAAATGCAGATAACGAATAATAGTGCTTTTGTCAAAACTCCTATAACTACTATGTGCCCTTGCTTCTCACTTTCATCTGTATGTTCTTTAGATGATTTTAAGAAACAGGATTTTCAATCTTGTTTTGATAAGGTTAAATCAGATATATTTTATGAATAA